GGAGACTTAAATGTCACAAGAACTATTAGAAAGCCGCTGGGGCGAGACCAAAGAAGCATTGCTCGAAGGTTTGAACGGCTCAAAGCGCAACAGCATGGGTGTTATCTTAGAAAACACTCGCAAGTACTTGAAGGAAAACGCTTCCGCAGGTTCAACAGCCGCTGGCAACATCGCAACATTAAACCGTGTGATTCTTCCAGTTATTCGCCGTGTTATGCCAACCGTTATTGCTAACGAGTTGGTTGGTGTACAACCAATGACCGGTCCAGTGGGTCAAATCCACACTCTACGTGTACGTTATGCACAGAGTTTGACAGACACTTCTGCAGCCGCTACTTCTGTAACAGCTGGTCAAGAAGCATTGTCACCATTCACAATTGCCACAGCATACTCTACAGTTCCTCAAGGTACTGCTACTGCTACCAACTACACAGGCGGTGCTACAGCTACTATGGAAGGTACTGGCGGTAAGCAAATTTCTGTGCAAATCTTGAAGCAAGCTGTTGAAGCTCGCACACGCAAGTTGCAAGCACGTTGGACATTTGAATCTGCACAAGACGCACAAGCCATGCATGGTATTGACGTTGAAGCAGAAATCATGGCCGCACTTGCTCAAGAAATTACAGCTGAAATTGACCAAGAGATTCTTTTGAGTCTACGTTCATTGGCTGCAACTGAGTTCACATACAACCAAGCTACCGTTTCAGGTACTGCTACATTCGTTGGTGACGAACACGCCGCATTGGCTGTTTTGATCAACCGTGTTGCTAACTTGATCGCCCAACGCACACGTCGTGGCGCTGGTAACTACGCTGTTGTTTCTTCAGCTGCCTTGACAGTATTGCAAAGTGCTACAACCAGCGCATTTGCACGTACTACAGAAGGTACATTTGAAGCACCTACAAACACCAAGTTTGTTGGTACATTGAACGGCGCTATGCGTGTGTTCGTTGACTCTTATGCAAGTGACACAACCCCAGTGTTGGTCGGCTACAAAGGTTCTTCAGAAGCAGACGCTCCAGCATTCTACTGCCCATACATTCCTTTGATGTCTTCAGGCGTTGTGTTGGATCCAAGCACATTCGAACCAGTCGTGTCATTCATGACACGTTATGGTTACATCGAGTTGACAAACACTGCATCAAGCTTCGGCAATGCTGGTGACTATGTTGGCGAGATCGCTGTGTCTAATCTTTCATTCTCCTAATCAGAGAATTACCCAGGGATGGGAAGGCAAGAAACCTGCTTCGGCAGGTTTTTTGTTGGCTATATTTTGTACCAGGCTAGATATTTTACAATTTTTTCAGTAACACTAGCCCAATCTCCTCTTGTGGGTTGTCTAAACAATCTAGCACTAGAATACCAAGGGCTAGAATCTCTATCCAGTAACCAGCGCCAGTCTGTGGCAAAAGCATTGAGCATGACCCATACAGGGCGGCCCAGGGCACCGGCCAAGTGAGTGATAGCAGTATCCACACTAACAATGACATCTAGATGCATCATCAAGGCAGCTGTGTCGGCAAAACTGCTGATTGACCCTGGCCAAAGTCTAAGTCCAGCGTCGGCTAGTGCTTGCTCTTCGTCGGGGGTGGCATCCACTTGTAAACTAACCCATTCATATTCAGGATGGCTCTGGATCATGGACAGCACCTGATCAAACGGCACACCTTTGTGTTGATTGAGCCAGGCATCTCTTCGACCACTCCAGGAAATTCCCACACGCATTTTGTATTTGTGTCCCAGTCGATCTTGCCACTGTTTCATCAACTCAGGGTTAGCGTTCATGTAACTTTGTATCTTGGGCAAGTTATCTAGCGTGACACCAAGTATGCCTGGAATGCTCATGATAGGAACCCAGTAATCAAATTCACCCATGTCGGTGCTATATCCTGCAACTTGCTGTATAATGTCACTGGTGTTTAACAATGGAATCAGTCCGTCTGTGACTTGCAGTTTGACCCGGGCACCCATCAGGTGTAGATTGTAAACAAATCGCACAAACTGAACACAGTCACCGTGGCCTTGCTCGCCAACTACTAGAATAGTCTTGTCTCGGAGATCTTCGCCACGCCAGCGTGGTTGACTAAATTTAGGCTCTGATCCAACAAGATGTTCATAGTTCCATCGAGATTCATAAGCAGGCCAACCACGCTGGTAGTCACCACTCAACAAATAACTCACGGCCAAATTAAACTGTGCAGTCACATTGTTTGGTTCCAACAGTGTGGCATATTGAAGAAACGGTATAGCTCGTTTTGGGTGTCCACATTCACGCATGACATTGCCATAGTTGTTGAATGCCGCAGCCGAATCAGGATCTTGTACAAATGCCATGGCATAACATTGTAATGCTTGTTCGGGGTTGCCGTCGGCTCTGTGCTGGTTACCAGCTTCAATTAGTTCATTAGTATTCATAAGGATATTTACGCTCCAGGCGAGTACTATTTTACATTTTCGCTAAATACTTGTCAACACAATAGGGTGTTTTATGCGGCGATTTAACCCACCGCGTAGCGACTAGAACTCGCATCGGACTTCTTTAAGGAGAAAACAAAATGGGTCGTCCTCTAAAAATACAAAAATCATCAACTGGATCAGGCAACGGCGGCGCAGCCGTCTCGGTTGACCTTGGCTTTCCTAACTTCAATAGTTTAACAAACCCGGTTTTCAACAGCCCGGTTCAAACTCTAAACGGCACTCAATATCTTGGTGTTGTTGGCGGCGCAGGTCCTACAGATACCCCTTCTGCAACCAATCCACGTGTTGATGTCACTGTGAACATTGCCAACCCTTCGGGCTCGGGAATTGGTGTGGCACAAGGCTATATCATCCGTCAAAAAGGTTCTCGCAAATACCTAGTGGGTGATGTAACCGGAGTCAACGACGGAAGTTTTGTTGTTGGCCAGGCCTATCAAATTGTGTCTGTGGGCACTACTGATTGGACAGCTGCTGGCGCACCCGGTAACTTTGGTGTAGGCACTGTGTTCACTGCCAGTTCAGTTGGTGGAGCAGGTTCGGGCACTGCTAATTCTGTAGGTGTGTGTGTTTTGACAAATTCTGCAACACCAACAGTGGGATTGATGAGCATAAGCTACATTGATGACACTTCATCTGAAGTGTTTATTTCCAAGTTGTCCAACAAATTCTTGTTGGGCTTTGAAGGCGGAAATGGATTCACTGCTGCTGAAGTTGTTGCTGACACACGTCAAGTGGCCAACTTCTTCACAGACGAAGGCACAGTTATCAAGTCAGGTACTGCACAAACCACTATCAACGTGGCATTGATACAGAACGTTACTTCTTAATTTATCAAGTGACCGCGTCCTCCCAGCTACATACTGGGAGGATTTTTTATGGGCCCAGCTTTTGTACTTGGTAACGGCATAAGCCGACAACAAATTGATTTAAACTTGCTAAAAACGCTTGGGCGTGTGTACGGCTGTAATGCTATCTATCGAGAGTTTGAGCCTGATGTGTTGATCAGCACAGATTTACCCATAAGCGAACGCATTCAGCACGAGGGCTACGGCCAAACCCATACTCATTATACTCGCAAGCCCCTGCCAAATTCTGGATCAATGCGTATAAGTCAACAGTATTTTGGCTACAGTTCTGGGCCGGCAGCAGTGGGGCAAGCGGCACTGGATGGCGCAAGAGCAATCTATTTGATAGGGTTTGACATGGGACCAAATCGCACCGGTAGATTCAACAACATCTATGCTGACACAGAATTTTACAAAAAGAGTTCGGCTAATCCTACATTTACAGGCAACTGGGTGCGACAAATCAAGCAAATAGCCAAGGACTTTCCCAAAGCAAGTTTTTTTCGTGTGGTCGGTGACACCACAGCAGATTTGTCAGATCTTCGGTCCATAGCCAACATGGCACACATGCCCGTCGCAGACTTTCAAAACCGTATAAATAACACAAAGGAACTCTAAATGGCTATCTACAAGCGTGTTGCTGGCAATCTCATTATTGAAAGTATTGGTGCGGCCAACACTGTGACATTTCAAAATACCACAGGAGTAGCCAACGTTATTATCACTGGCGACCTAAGCGTTTCAGGCAATGCCAGTTTGACCGGTAACATTTCGGGTGACAAGTTATTCAACGGCACTACATCGATTGAAATTCAAACTGCCAGTGGAAACGCCAACATCACTGTGGGTGGTGTTAGCAACGTGGCAGTATTCACTCAAACTGGACTCAATCTAACTGGTGCTTACAGCGTGACTGGTAATATCATTGGGGGCAATGTGCTCACAGCAGGACTAGTGAGTGCCACTGGCAATGTCACCGGGGGTAATGTAAACGTCACAACCGGTAACATTGTTCTTTCATACACATCTGGAGCAACAACTGCTCAAGTCATTAGATTCACAGATGCCAATACAGCAGTCACAACACTGGGCGCAAACATTGGTTCTGTGGAATGGGTCACTGCTGATGCCACAGGACTTGGCGCAAGAACAACTGCTGCACTACGAGCAGTCTACAGCGATGCCAACGGTAATGCCAACATCTTGTTACAAACCAATGCAACCACTAGAATTGCTGTGTTGGGCGCTACTGGCAACGTTGGTATAGCTAACGTGGCTCCGCTACACACATTTGCTGTGACTGGAAACAGTTATATTTCAGGCACAGAAGAAGTAATTGGTAACATCACAGGCGGAAACATAATCACTGGCGGCAGGGTAACTGCTACTGGTAACTTGGTGTCTGGGGCCAATTTAGTAGCCTCGGGATATGCCACGATCACTGGCAACATCACTGGCGGCAACATTATTAGTGTGGGAGTGATTAGTGGTAGTGCCAGCGGCATCTCAGCCACGGGTAACATTCGTGGGGGAAATATCAACAGTGATTCATTTATTTCAGCCACAGGAAATGTCTATGCGGGAGGCGGACTAGAAACACAAGGTAATGTCAGTGCCACAGGCTCGGTACTGGCAGCCACAGCTATTCTAGGCAATGCCAATGTCACTGGCAACATGTTTGGCACAGGCATTGGTGTGGAAAACGTTGTGTGGCAAAGTGTAGCAGCCAACATAAGTTCTGCTAGTATGGCCAACGTTGGTTCTCTGGGATTCTTTGCGCTGGCAGGGTCCAGCTACAAGTTTGAAGCCTACATGCCAGTAGTGCCTTCAGCAGGAACAACCACAGCATTCAGCACTTATTTTGACGCAGGAACCTGTAGTTACACAGTAGAATCGCAGACCACTGCTGTGGCAGGTTTTGCCATGGCAACATCTACTACTTCGGCCAGCACAGGAACCACACAGGTCATGACAGGAACCACAGCTAGAACTGTGAGAATCACTGGCATAATCTACAGTGCAGGCAATGCAAACGTAGCGGTACAAGCACAAACCAGTGCAGCAAACGTGGTAGTGCCGTCCGGATCCTATCTCACCTACACTCGAATCGGCTAAAGCGTAATCCTGTTCTTTTGGTAAATACTCCAGAGGAACGGATTACCTATGACACAACAGATCATCAACGTTGGCACTGTGGCCAACGATGGCACTGGAGAAGCACTACGCACCGCATTTGAAGCCGTAAATGACAATTTTACGGAAGTTTACGCCGCGGGTCCTGTTGACAGCAACGTTGTGATTGCCAATAATACCATATCAATCAATGGTACAAATGGTAATTTGATCCTGCAGGGCAACGGAATTGGCAATGTTGTAACCAACAGTAGTGTGCGCCCTTCTACAGATGCAGTGTTTGATCTTGGCGCAAGTAACTACAGATACGACACAGTACATGCGGCTTACTTTCAGGGCAATGGCGCAGGACTAACAGGAATCACAGTCAGTGCCGGTAGTCAAATTCTCAATGCCAACAGCAATGTACGAATTGCTGACATCAACGGTCCGGTTACAATCAGTGTAAATGGTACTGCCAATGTGGCTAGATTTTTGGCCAATGGAGTATCCGTCACCGGCAACGTTTCAGTGTCAGCGGGCAATTATTATCTAGGTGATGGATCACTGCTGACAGGCATCCAGACCAACACCAACACTATCTTCAACGGAACCAGCAACATAACCATTGGGTCTTCAGGCGGCAATGCTAATATTTCCATTGGCGCCGTGAGCAATGTGGTTGTGGTAACAACCACTGGTTTGACTGCGGTAGGCAATGTCACAGGCGGCAATCTTCAAGCCACAGGCAATATTTTCATTGGCAACACTGTGTTCACCCGTACATTGGTAGTAGGCACACGAACCACACCAGTCACTGTGGCCCTGGCCAGCAACAATAGTTTTCTTGTGGGCACTAGAAGCAGTGGAAACATAACCGTGTTTACTACATAAATACAGATATTGGAAAAAAATAATGGCAAATAGAATTCCGTTAATTATTAATTCAGGCTCGGGCCAGATACAAGAATTGGCTGCTGGCGATAATTTATCACTGCCTAGTAGCGACATTGTTGGAGTAGGTAACGTCACAGCAGTAGGCAATGTACAAGGTACCTATATTCTTGGTAACGGTGCGCTGTTGACCGGAGTATCAACCACATCGTCCAACATCAATAACGGAACGTCAAATGTCACTATTGGTACCAGTGGTGGTAATGTAACCATTGGTGTTGCTGGCTCTGCCAACGTGGCAGTGATAGCATCCAACAACATCACTGTGGCCGCTAACATTGTGCCTGCGGCCAACATAACCTATGATCTGGGCACTACGTCACAACGATTCAAAGACCTGTATCTTAGTAACAGCACAATTTATTTAGGCAATGCCACCATCAGCGCCAACGCCACTGCAATTGTAATGACAAACCCAGCCGGCGGTCAAACTGTATTGGCCGGAGCGTCAGGCAACACAGCAATCACAGCCACCACAGTGAGTGCGTCAGGCAACATCACAGGTTCATATTTCCTGGGCAATGGTTCACAACTGACAGGCTTGCCAGCAACTTATGGCAACTCAAATGTGGCCGCATACTTGCCAACTTATAACGGCAACGTTGGTAATTTAACTTCAACTGGATCAATAACTGCTATAGGCAATATCAGTGTGATCAACGGTATCTTTAGTGGTAACGGTTCTGGACTTACAGGTGTTGTTGCCAGCGGCAACGTTGGTGCCGCAAGCCAGTTGATAAACGGCACAACACAATTTAATATCCCCGTGGCCAACGGCAATGTGGTTGGTAATATTGGTGGCGTAACAAACGTTTATACTTTTGCCTCAACTGGAATGAGTGTTGTTGGCAACGTGACAGCAAACTACTTGATTGGTAATGGTAGTCAGTTGACAGGATTGCCAGCTGGCTATGCTGATTCAAATGTCACAACATTACTGGCAGCACTGGGCGCAAACGTCATCAGCGGCACAGGTAACATAACAACAACAGCCAACATCAGTGGCAATTATATTTTAGGTAATGGTAGTCAACTAACTGGACTACCGGCAACATACGGCAACGCCAACGTGGTGGCCAACTTGGCTGCACTGGGAACAAACCCAGTGGTTACTACTGGCAACGTGACTGCGGGCTATTTCGTTGGTAACGGCTCACTACTCACAGGTATTGCTGCCAGTTATGGCAATGCTGAAGTGGCCACATTCTTGGCTGCATTTGGTTCAAACACAATATCAACCACAGGCACAGTCACAGCAGGCAATGTCACTGGTGGAAATTTACTAACAGGTGGCCTGATATCAGCCACTGGCAACATCACTGGTAATTATATTCTTGGTAATGGTGCATTGCTAACTGGTGTTATTACCAGTGTGGCAAATATTAATTCTGGTAACTCAAATGTAACTGTTGTGAGTTCAGGCGGTAATGTTGCAGTTGGTGTTGGCGGCACAGCCAACGTGGCAGTGTATGCCACAACTGGTGAATATGTTACTGGTGTAATTTCAGCAACTGGCAACATCACTGGTGGTAACGTTACCACTGGAGTAATCACACTCACAAACGGTGCAGTGATAAAAGATACTGCTGGCGATAGTGTGACATTTGGTCAAAATGCTGGCGAGAATGCACAAGGAGATCTAGCGGTAGCCATTGGCAAAAGTGCTGGCGGGACTGCTCAAGGAGATTATGCAGTAGCTATTGGTCAAGGTGCCGGTAACGCAACACAAGGTATCGGCGCAGTAGCAGTTGGTAGAACTGCTGGAGTTACTAGTCAAGGTGTGTATTCTGTGGCTGTTGGTTTTGGCGCTGGTTACACTAGCCAAGGCAATAACTCAATCATTATAAATGCCACAGCTGCCAACTTAGATCAAACCACAGCCAACACGTTTACAGTGGCTCCGGTTAGAAATGATGTGGCCAACACGGCCCAGGTCATGTTCTACAATGCCACCAGCAAGGAAATCACGTATGGCAATACCATAAGTGTTGCCGGGAATGTTGCTGGTGGTAACTTAACCACAAGCGGATTGATCAGCGCAACTGCTACGATTACAGGCGGTAACGTCTTTACAAGTGGATTGATTGTTGCGACTGGTAACGTTACTGGTGGTAATTTAGTAACTGGCGGTACAGTAAGTGCATCTGGTAACCTTAGTGCAATTGGCAACGTAATTGGCGGAAACCTTGTAACAGGCGGACAGATCACTGCAACTGGTAACATCACAGGTGGTAACATTGCCACAGGTGGACAGATTACCGCAACTGGTAACATCACAACCACAGCCAACATCTCAGGTGGTAATCTAAGTGTAAGCGGTGCATTTGCTCCAGCTACAATGACAGCCACAGGCAATGTAGCCGGTGGTAACTTGACAACTGGAGGCGTGGTCAGCGCCGCAGGCAACATTATCACAGCCGGTTACTTTGTTGGTAACTTTGCCGGCAACATTACAGGTAACTTGGTTGTTCCTGGATCCAACACACAGGTGTTGTTCAACAATCAAGGCAACGCCGGCGCCACAGCTGGCCTAACATTTGACACAGCAGGACCAAACTTACTCACAGTGACAGGCAATGCTCAAGCCGCAAACTTTATTACAACTGGTATTGTTAGTGCTGGAGGCAACGTAAGTGGCGGCAACATAAACACAGTTGGTGCTGTGGTTGCAACTGGCAACATAAACACTCTGGCCAATGTCAACGGCGCTAATTTGGTTGCATCAGGATTGATCACAGCAGTGGGCAACATCACAGGCGGCAACCTGTCAGGTACTAGTATTATTGGTACACTGACTACAGCCGCACAAACCAACATTACAAGTGTTGGTACATTAGGCACACTAGCTGTTACTGGCAACATTGGCGGCGGCAACTTGAATGCCACAGGCCTGAGCCTGAGTGGAAACGTTGTAAGTGCATTGGTCTCAGCCGCAAATATCACAACCACTGCCAATATCACAGGCGGATACATTTTAGGTAACGGTGCGCTGTTAAGTGGCATCGCAGCAGGAACACCAACACAGATTGTTAGTGGAACATCAAACGTAAATGTTGTCAGCTCAGGTGGCAACGTCTCAGTCGGAGTTGGTGGAACTGCAAACGTGGCAGTGTTTGCCACAACTGGGCAGTTTGTAACTGGATTGATCTCAGCTACAGGCAACATCACGGGTGGCAACATACTCGGCGGAGCCAACGTCAACGCCACAACACATACAGGTGCTACTGTATCAGTGACCGGAACTGTCACCGGTGGCAACATCAACACAGGTGGCTTTGTAAGTGCAATTGGCAACGTGAGTGGCGGCAATCTAAACGTCACTGGCAACATCGTTGACACAGGTGCATTGAGTATCATTACTGGCGCCAACGGTAATATTGCACTGTCACCAAACGGCACAGGCATAGTCACAGCTTCGGGCGCTTTCAGCGCAGTTGGAAATATAACTGGCGGTAACATCCTAGGTGGCGCCAACGTCAATGCCACAACACACACAGGTACAACTGTATCAGTAACAGGAACTATCACAGGTGGCAACATAGCCACAGCTGGTACAGCAAGTGCCACAGGCAACATCACAGGTGGCAATCTTAATACAGGCGCTCAAGTTGTAGCAACTGGTAACGTTACAGGCGGTAACATTGTCACTGCTGGTCAAGTAAGTGCAACTGGCAACATCACTGGTGGCAATATTGTCACCACTGGATCTGGTGGCAATATCACTGGTGCCAACGTGGTTTCTGCCACAACACTCAGTGCAACTGCCAACGTTACAGGTGGTAACATAACCACAGCAGGTTTGATAAGTGCAGGTGGCAATATCACAGGTGGCAATTTGTCAGGTACCAACATTACCGGTACATTGGCCACAGCAAGTCAAACAAATATTACCGCAGTTGGTACACTGACTTCACTCACAGCCACAGGTAATGTGGTTGGCGGTAACGTGACCACAGCCGGGGCAGTATCTGCACTTGGTGTTGTAAGTGCCACCGGCAACGTGATTGGCGGCAACATTGTGAGTGCGGCCGCAATCAGTGCAATTGGAGCTGTAACCGCAGCAGGTATGACTGCCACTGCTAATATTACTGGCGGCAATCTAGTCACACTTGGACAGGTGTCGGCGGCAGGTAACGTCACAGGGCAGTATATTTTAGGTAACGGTGCTTTGCTATCTGGTATAGCAGCAGGTACGCCTACAAGAATTGTAAATGGTACAAGTGAAGCCAACATTGGCATCAGTGGTGGTAATGCTAATATCTCAATTGGCGGAACATCAAACGTGGTTGTTTATGCCAACACTGGTGTGTTTGTGTCGGGAATTGAAAGTGTAACTGGCAATGTAGTTGCAGGCAACCTTGTGACAGGCGGCATAGCCAGTGTAGCTGGTAACATCATAGGAGGCAACTTTGTTACCAGCGGTGCAGTTGTGGCCACAGGCAATGTGAATGGTGGTAATTTTGCAACGCTTGGGCAAGTACAAGCCACTGGCAACGTAGTTGGTGGTAATTTTAACACCGCTGGCAGCCTCAGTGCCGCAGGCAATGTGTTGGCCACAGGCAATGTGTCAGCTACTGGCAACGTTCTTACTGGCAATTTAATTAGCTCAGGATTGGTATTTGCCACAGCTAATGTCTACGCTAGTGGTAATATTGGCACCGCAGGATTGATATTTGCAACAGGCAACATTAGTGGTGCCAACATCAACACAGGCGGATTAATTTCAGCAACTGGCAATATTACTGGTGGTAACTTGATCACCACAGGATTGCTCACAGTACAAGGCAATGTCAGTGGTGGTAATTTGACCACATCAGGTACACTACAAACTGCAAATTTGAGTGCCACTGGCAATGCAGTAATTAACGGCAGTCTCACTGTCAACGGCAATGTGACCTACATGAATGTCACAACTTTGGCAGTACAAGATCCAATTATCTCCATGGGTCGTGGCCCTAACGATACACCTCTTGTGGCCGACGATGGCAAGAGTCGTGGTATTGACATGTTCTACTTTGACGCGGCTCAAGAGAAACAAGCATTTATTGGATGGGACGACACAACAGGCAAGTTGTTTGCTGCAGCCAACGTGGGAATTGCCAATGAAATTGTATCTGTAAGTCAATACGGTTCGTTTGTGGTTGGTACACTAGAAGCATCTAATGTCAGTGCCACAGTAAACATTTCAACTGGTAACATCATTGGTACAGGACAATTTAGTACCACAGGCAATGTAGTTGGTGCCAATGTCAATGCAGGTTCAATAAGCCTAAGTGGCAATGTAATATCTGGATTGCCTGTAACAGGTAACATCACAGGCGGCAACATTACCACAGCGGGATTGATCTCAGCCACAGGCAACATCACTGGTGGTAACATACTTGGCGGAGCTAACGTCAATGCCACAACACATACAGGTACCACTGCTGTTTTGAGTGGTAATGTCACAGGTGGTAACATTGTCACAGCAGGTTTAGTAACTGCCGCAGGCAATATAGTTGGTTCCAATGTCAATGCTGGGTTGAATGTGTTTGTTGGAACAAACAACACTACCAGAATAGAAATGACTGGGGACACTACTAATCCAGTAATTCAAGCCAATGGCGCAGCCACAGCAGGATTAACATTTACCAGTCAAGGCAACGGAAATGTATTATTCCAGCGTTCAGGTAGTGTAACTGAAGGTATCAATACAGGACTCAAGATTGAAGGATATGGCAACAACTATATCACCATTCAATCAGCCAACGACACAGCAGCAACCATTACTGTAAAGAGTCTGCTCAATGCCAATGTTGATATTGCGTTGTCACCAAAAGGCGCGGGCAATGTTACCACTGGTGCCAATCTAAGTGTAACAGGTAATGTTACTGGTGGCAATTTGAATGGCACTAGCATTTCGGGTACCTTGATCACAGCCGCGCAAACCAATATTACTTCAGTTGGTACCTTGACCGCCTTGGCAGTCACTGGAAACATCACCAGTGGCAACTTGTCAGGTACCAGCATTATTGGTACACTGACCACTGCGGCTCAGACCAATATTACTTCAGTTGGCACACTGACATCATTGAGTGCTACCGGTAACATCACCGGTGGCAACATCAACACACCAAACTTGGTCAGTACCAACAACATGTTTGCCAGTGGCTATGCCAGCGCAGTTGGTAATGTCACTGGTGGAAACGTGGTGTCCGGTGGACTGGTCACAGCCACAGGCAACATTGCAGGCGGCAACATAACCACAGCAGGCTTGATTAGTGCAACCGGTACAGTAGTCGCTACGGGTAATATCACTGGTGGTAATGTAATCAGTCTTGGTGGCATCAGTGCAGCAGGCGTAATGTCTGCAACTGGCAATATCACTGCACCAAACTTTATTGGTAATCTAATTGGTAACCTTGCAGCACCAGGATCAAACAGTCAAGTAATTTTCAACCAAGAAGGCAGTTTTAGCACTGACGCTGGTCTGGTATATGATTATTCAGCCAACGCACTCACAGTTGGTGGTGCAGTGAGCACAGCCAATGGTGGTAATTTAAATGTTAGTGGAAGTGCAAGTGTAACAGGTAACATAATCACAGCTGCCACAGCCAACGTGTCAGCAGGTAATGTGTTATCATCAACCTCGGTCATTGCCACAGGCAACGTGATTGGCGGCAACATCAACACAGCAGGATTGATATCAGCCACAGGCAACATTACCGGTGGCAACATCATGGGTGGTGCTAATGTTAATGCAACAACACTGACAGGTACCACAGTAAGTGTAACAGGCAACATTACTGGTGGCAACATTTTAGGTGGTGCCAATGTCAATGCAACAACACATACAGGTACAACAGTAAGTGTAACTGGAACTATTACAGGTGGAAATCTAGCCACAAGTGGTACTGCAAGTGCTACTGGTAACATCACAGGCGGTAATTTAAGAACAACTGGCCAAGTCAGTGCAACTGGCAACATTACAGGTGGTAACATATTAGGTGGCGCAAACGTCAACGCTACATTATTTACTGGTACTACTGTAAGCATGGTTGGCAATGTAACCGGTGGCAACGTGATTGGAACCACGCTGGTACAAGGTGTAACAGTCAGTGCAAGCGGTAATGTACAAGGTGGTAACTTACGTACTACTGGTTTGGTATCAGCCACAGGCAACATTACCGGTGGCAATGTGAATGCCGCAGGATTGAGCCTGAGTGGCAACGTGGTTAGTGCTCTAAATATGATCACAAACATCACCACTACAGGTAATATAACCGCAGGAAACGTGTCAGCTACAGGTAACATAAATATTGCAGGACAGTTGGCAGCAACCATAGCGGACGCAACAGCACTAGCAATAGCTTTAGGATAAAAAATGGCAAATACTTTTACAAGAAAACTCAGCAGACTAGTAGGAACTACAGCTACCACAGTCGGTACCTACACAGTTCCTTCGAGCACTACCGCAGTTGTGGTTGGACTTTCGTTGACCAACGTCACTTCCAGCGCAATCGCTGCCAACGTGATTATTTTAGATAACGCGGCCCAAACCACGAGACTATCAGTCAACGCACCTATTTCGGCAGGATCAAGTTTGGTAGTTGGCGGCGGCGATCAAAAGATTGTGTTGGTCACAGGTGATCAACTGCAAGTGCAAAGTAGTGCAGCAACCAGCATTGATGCTGTAATGAGTATAATGGAAATCACATAATGGCTTACATTGGCTTAAATCCGCAAACGCAACTGCTGAATACCAGTACTGAGACCTTTAGTGGCAATGCGGTAGCGTATCAATTTACTCTGGCTCGGGCAGTTGCATCCGCATCTGACCTTGATGTCATGATTGATCAGACTCTGCAACGTCCGTTTACGGATTATGAAGCTGAAAACGTTTCTTTGCTGTTTCAGTCGCCTCCGGGATCTGGAACAAACAACATCACTGTTACCTATCGTGCTGGCGCACTCAACAGTCTTAATTTAACAGCCAATGCCTTTGGCGCTGGCACAGTTGGTGCACCGAGTGTGTACTCTGTAGCTGCCAACAACTCAGGTTTTTATTGGTCCAACGCTACCAGTGTAGTGACCACAGTGGCCGGCACAGCTCGACTGGTAGTGAGTGGCAATGCAAACTCAACCAGCAATGTAACAGGTGCAGTACAAGTGGTTGGTGGTATTGGTGCTACTGGTAATATCAACACCAGCGGTATAGTTACCATCACTAACACTACAAATAGTGCAAACATCAGCACAGGTGCTCTGGTTGTTGGTGGCAGTATAGGCGTAGCCGGCAACATTACCATTGGACAGAACATCACCTGCGTTGGCGACTTCACAGTTAATGGAACATTTACCACAACTGGTACTGATAGCTTGGACGTTACTGATCCGTTTATCTTTTTGGCCAACGCCAACCCAGGCGACACATATGACACTGGTGTGATATCTCAATTTTACGACGGTGTAGCAAACCGCTACACAGGTTATTTCCGTGACATCACCGATAACCGATACAAATTATTTGGCAACCTACTAACACAACCAACTACCACAGTTGACACTAGCGATCCTAGTTTTCAATATCAAGATTTAGTCTTGGCCAATCTAAGTGCAACAGGCAACGTTACTGGAAATTTTTTCCAGGGCAACGGTAGTCAGTTGACTGGTATCCTTACCACAGTTTCAAATGTCACAAATGGCACCAGTGGATTGCTAATCCCTGCTCTAAACGGCAACGTCATTATCAACGTTGGTGGCGCAACAATCTCCACAGTTTCCAGCTCAGTCGGCCTGGCCATAACTGGCAACGTAAATGCCACAACAGGCATCAGCGCCGCAGGCAACATTGTGGGCGGTAACATAACCACAGCAGGTATTGCGAGTGCCACAGGTAATATTACCAGCGCAGCAAACATTGCTGGCGGTAACTTGTTGGCAGGCGGATTACTCAGCGTTGCAGGATCAGTCACAGCAGGTGCTGGTGCAAGCATCACTGGCGCAATGAGTGCAAGTGGCAACGTCACTGGCGGCAATGTGCTCACAGCAGGGTTTGTCACAGCCACAGGCAACGTCACAGGCGGTAATGTAAGAACAGGCGGTATTGTTTCAGCCACAGGAGCCATATACGGCAATTCTCTAAGTATAGACACCACAATCAACGCAGGTACTGACATTGTCGCCGGCGGAGCCCTTTCAGCAGGAACCACAATCAGTGCCGCAGGTACCATATCTAGTGGACTTGAAATCACTGCGGCAGGTAATATCACAGGCAGTTACTTCTTGGGCAACGGTGCAGCATTGACTGGTATTGATGCCACAAGTATTCAATTTGGCAGTTCTAATATAAAAATTGTTGCGGCCAATGCCAACGCTACTATTAACATAGCCAACGTAGCCAACGTAGTGGTGTTTTCCTCAACTGGGCAAACCACAACTGGATTTGTCAGCGCATCAGGCAACATTATTGGCGGCAATTTGACCACTGCTGCACAGGTATCGGCCTCAGGCAATGTCACAGGCGGCAACATCAACACAGGCGGATTGATATCAGCTACTGGTAACATTACAGGCGGCAACATCTTGGGTGGCGCTAATGTCAACGCCACAACACACACAGGTACCACTGCTGTGCTAAGTGGCAACGTCACTGGCGGCAACATCATCACAGGCGGCGCAGTGTTGGCAACTGGACAAATTTCAGCCACAGCCAACGTCACAGGTGGTAATATAATTACCACTGGTGTAATCAATGCTGGCAGTTCTGGTGTTTCAGCTTCTGGCAATGTGACAGGTGGCAACATCCGCACAGCAGGGTTGATGTCAGCCACTGGCAATATCACATCAGCAGCCAACGTGCTGTCTGGTAACGCAATTATTACATCATTGGTGCAGGGTACAACATTAAGTGCAACTGGCAACGTGGTTGGTGGCAACTTGAATGCTGTAGGATTGAGTCTGAGCGGTAACGTGATATCAGGCCTGAGCATGGTCACAGCAATTACCACAACTGCCAACATCACAGGCGGATATATCCTGGGCAATGGCAGTCAGCTGACTGGTATTGATGCCACAAGTATTCAAAATGGCACAAGTAATGTGCGTGTGGTCAGTTCGGGCGGTAACGTCACAGTTGGTGTAGGCGGCACAGCCAACGTGGCGGTGTTTAGTACAGGGGGTATGAGTGCTACTGGCAACATCACTGGTGGTAACGTGATATCTGGTGGCGCCAGGGTTTACAAATACACTGCTTCGGCCTCGGTGCCAAGCAATGGGGTAGCAGGGGATCACTGGTACGCCACTGGTACAGACAAGTTGTACATGTATATCAACGATGGCACAACCAATCAATGGGTTGATCAAAGTTTCCCCACAAGTATCTCGGCTTTGGCTATCAATGGCAATTTATCAGTAGGCGGAACACTAACAGCCGCCAATATAACTTTTAGTGGTGGTGCATTTAGTGTTAACAGCCTGCTGAATTCCGGCGCAAACGGTGTGGGCAACATTGGTAACAGTACCACAAGATTCAACACAGTTTTTGCCACAACATTTAGTGGAGTATCAACCACAGCAAACTACGCTGACTTGGCAGAAAACTATCAAGCAGATGAGGTATACAAGCCAGGTACTGTTGTGGTATTTGGCGGCAAAAATGAAATCACAGTAAGTGACATTGATCATGATACTCGTATTGCAGGTGTGGTATCAACCAATCCTGCTTACTTAATGAACAGCTCGCAAGACAATGGAACACCAGTGGCCTTGGCTGGTCGTGTGCCTTGTTTGGTACAAGGTCCTGTGACCAAAGGAGACAGATTGGTAAACGTAGCTTCAGGTATAGCTGGAAAATTTGATCCAGCCAAAGCAGAACTAGGGTGTGTTGTAGGCAAGAGCTTGCAAGATCTTGCACATGATCATGTAGAACTAATTGAAATAGCAGTGGGGCGAACATAATGGCATTTCCAGTATCTCCGGTAAACGGACAAACAGCAACAGTCAATGGTGTGATATACACTTATAGTACCGCTATTGGTGCTTGGACAGTGACTACCAGCAATGCAGGCGACATCTCAGCCAACACAATTTCCAGTTCAGGCGCCATAACCGGCAGCACAACTATAAGTGCCATAGGTAACATCACAGGTGGTAACTTGATCACTGGTGGGTCAATTGCCACAAATGGAGTTACCAACACAGGCGGTAACGGCATTGGCAACATTGGCAATGCCGCAGTGTATTTCAACACTGTGTTTGCCAAATCAACCAGCGCACAATACGCTGACTTGGCAGAATTTTATGTTGCGGATGCTGTGTATGAGCCAGGTACAGTGCTGAGTTTTGGTGGCTCAAATGAAGTCACCTTGTCCAGTGTATCTAGTGATGCTCGTGTGGCAGGTGTGGTATCGACCAATCCGGCCCACGTGATGAATTCTGGCAGTGATCATGAATATGCCACCATAGTGGCCTTGGCCGGTCGAGTACCAACTCGAGTAATTGGCACAGTACGCAAAGGAGACATGATGGTTTCTGGGGGCAATGGTTATGCACAGGCCAGTAACCAACCTGTAATGGGATCAATACTTGGCAAAGCACTGGAAGATTTTGACGGCACCACAGGCATTATAGAAGTGGTCATAGGCAAACTTTAAGGAAACAACATGAGTTATGTAGGCAACACACCGCAAATTGGACAGTATCGCAAAATGGATTCGTTGACATTCAACGGGGTAACAACCTTGTTCAATATCACTGTGGGCGGGGTTAGTTTTTCTCCTCCTACAGCGTTTGCCATGCTGGTATCACTAAACAGTGTGGTACTCAATCCTGGGGTGGATTTTAGCATAAATGCAGCCACCATAAGTTTTGCAGTAGCACCCGCACTCAACACACCGTTCTTTGCGTTGATGTTCGGAGATACGCTATATACAGGTACACCAAGCGATTCCACAGTGATCACAAGCAAAATAGCAACTGGCGCAATCACATACGCAAAGTTTGGTACAGATACACAAGCACGTTTGACAGCAGGTCAAATTATTTTTGGAGTTTAAAGATGGCAAGAAAAAGATTATACGAGTATGCGTTTTCACCAGGCACAGCTGGTTTAGGTACTGTAAAGGTTCCCGACCGATACAACCTGGCTGACATACTGGCTATCTACGATACCACAACCAATACTGCGATCTACAACTTCGCCGACAACACACTGGGCGGATCAGTTGCCTGGGCGGCTGGAGTAACAGCCACATTCCCTGCAGCCTACGCTGGTGTGACCACAATTACTTTGAATTACAATACATCTGGGTTATTATCCAGCGACAAACTGGCAATTTACGTTGAAGACCGTGACCTACGAACCATACCCTGGGACTTTGGCATGGATGCCATTGGCCGTGACCGTGTTTCAAATCCACAATCTCTGATTGACGCTGACTTTGAATATGGTTTGCAAAACACCAAGTGGGAAGCAGTTTCAACTACAAACAACATTCCCAGCTTCTACGAAGATATTGGTGCAGACATAGTTTACAATACCAACGGTTATATTTCGTTGTTGGCCGGCGACGACTTGATCACATCCAACGTTGACACCGCGGTTAGATTGCAAAACCCAGGAACAGCACAGTGGGTGGCCAATGACTACACGTTGTTGATCAGTCAAACACAAGGCAATGTCACACCACTTACCAGTACCTTTATCACTGCAAACGTAAACAGCTCAGCAGAACGCACATTCTCGGTGAGCACATCAAGTGGCATCACAGCCGGCGACAACGTGTTGATTATTGGTCGTCCAACCACAGGTGGAACTACTGTAGCAACTGCCAACATTACCAGCACCGCAACAACCACAGTCAACTGTGCCAACGTGTCGGCGGCCGGTATTGTGGATGGAAATTACGTGATTGTTCTAACAGACACTGCAAACACTTATGAAACAATGGCAGTTACCAACGTTTCTGGCAACGCACTCACAGTCCTTCGTCAAACCAACAACACCAACGGTGCAGCCGGCAATATCTCCATTGGCAACCCTGTTTACCCTGTCAGTACCTTGGAAATAGCACAAGTTCAATCAGTAACGGATGGAACCACACTTCAACTCAATCGCGGCTGGTACAACAGTACCGCTGCCAATTCGTATGCCACTGGCACAGTGATACAAAAACTCAGCGCCAACGTTGAATTGGTACAACACACCGTGATCAGTACTGCTGTAAACGGCACTCAAACAATTGCTCGTGGACAATTTAACACCACAGCCTTGACAGCAGCCGGTGCAGGATCTCCAATGGTCCGTATGACTGGTATGTTCTATGCCACAGGCGCCAACACAATTCCACAAGTGGGTGTGAACCAAAGTGACACGCCACTTGACGTCAATGAGTATGTGAGCACACAAAATACCAACAACTCCAACACAGAAGGTGTTGGTCTGGTATTCCAAGCAAACACCAACAACTTCTTCTATTACCCACGTCGTAGTCCAAGCCTGGCGCCTGGATACCCGCTGAACCAAACAGACACAATTATTCGTCAGGCATATCCCTACACCGGTGCTGACTTTGATGTAGCAAGTATTGTGAGCGACGGCAACAACCCAAGCACAATCACTGTGACAACAAATTATGCTCACGGTCTTGTGCCAGGAACTCCAATCTTGATGAACTTGAGTGCAGGTACTAACTATGAGTATGCTGAAGGTTCATTCACTATCATCAGCATACCCAGCACAACAACATTTACATATCAGGCCAAAACTGGTGCCGCGGTCAGTGGCAGTATCTCAGGCCTGGCATTTGTACGAAGCAATGCTGCATTTATACCGCGACCATTTGATGGTGGTGTGTTAATGGGCCCAGGCACACCAACTCGTGGTGCAAGTGCAATCCGTGTTACCAAGAAATACTTCCGCTATCAATCTGGTAAGGGCATTTTGTTCTCCACTGGTACAGTGATGGCCCCAACATTTGACATTACCGCGTTGAGCGCAGATGGCACCATAGTTACCAGTAATATCACTGTGACCACAGACGTTGAAAACGGCCTGAACCCCGGTGCCACAGTGACCATTACAGGGGTCACAACATCGGGCTACGACCAATCCAATTATGTTGTAACTTCAATTGTGTCAGACACCAGTTTCACAGTACAGGCACAGGCAGTATTGGGAAGCACAACACCTACTCTAGGACAACAACCTCGATTGAATGTCACAGGCTGGCACGGCGCAAGTATCCGTGCTGGTATCTTTGACGACCAAAACGGACTGTACTGGGAAAACAACGGTATCACAGTGAATGCTGTGCAACGTTCAAGCACATTCCAAGTTGCTGGTCTGGTGTCAGTTGGTGCAGGATCTAATCTTGTGACAGGTGACGGCAATTGTCGCTTCCAAGACCAACTCAACAACGGTGATTTACTGGTAATCAAAGGTATGAGTCATACTGTTACCAGTATCCTTGACAACAACCGCATGACAGTTGTACCTGCCTTCCGTGGCGTTAGCAACCAAAATCGTGTGAGAACAGCCCTGCGTAACGAACTGCGTGTGCGTCAAGCAGACTTCAACATTGATCCCTTGGATGGCACAGGCGCATCAGGCTTTACTCTAGATCCAAGCAAGATGCAGATGTATGGCATTGAATACTCATGGTACGGTGCAGGTTATGTACAGTGGATGATTCGTGGCCAAGACGGTAAGTTTATCATGGCACACCGTAGACCCAACAACAACTTGAACAACGAAGCGTATATGCGTTCAGGTAACTTGCCAGCACGTTACGAAGCTATTAATGAAACTCCAGTGACTGGTCTTAACGGCGCAATTACCAATAGTCAAACCACAATTACCTTGCGTGACGCAACTGACTACCCACCAGCCAGTGTGACATATCCTGTGTTTGTCATGATTGAAAGTGAAATTATCAAATACTCAGGCAAGGCAGGCAACGACCTAACAGGTTGCACACGCGGAGCAACATTTACACAATGGGCGGAAGGCCAAAGCCGAAGTTATACATCCAGCTCGCCAACCACGCATGCTGATAACACAGGTGTTATTTTGATCTCTAATACTTGCATACCACTGGTTAACCATTGGGGTAGTGCAGTAGTCATGGACGGCGGATTTGACAATGACCAAGGCTATCAGTTTACATTCAACCGTACCAACTACGGTTTCCCAGCAGTGGTTGGTGACAAAGCAACAGCATTTGTCATGCGCCTGGCACCGAGTGTATCTAATGGTATCATTGGCAACCTGGGTGTGCGTGACCTTATCAACCGCGCTCAATTGACATTATCAAACTTGAACATTCAGGTAACAGCAGGGCGTTACTTGATTGAAGGTATTTTGAATCCCAGCAACATTGACTCTGCCAATACCAGCTGGTCAGGATTGAACAACTTTGGTGGCGGATTTCAACCTAGCTTCTCACAGTTCTCAACTTCTCCACGTTACACGTCGGAAGCAACAGGTGGTTTGACGTCAGCGGCATTCAACACCACAGGCGGTATGACACGTTCAGGTGTTAAAGTAACATTTAGTACTGCTAAAACATTTGGTAACTTGACTCCGATCAACGTGTCCAGTTCAGGCGCCAATGCTGTTATCACTGTGCAGCTCACTGCCGCAGGTACTGCATACTCAACCACAACCACACAGATCACTGTGCAAACATCTGGCACAGGTTATGCGGTGGGAGATACTATCAAGATTCTTGGTAACACCATAGGTGGCGCAACCACAGCCAACGACTTGAACATGACCATTGCGGCGATCACAAGTGAACTGCAAGGTGGCGAAAGACTGTTTGCGATACCACTCTCAACAACCAACTCGGGTGTGCTGGACTTGGGCTCAGTTAAACAGATTGGCACAAGCTCAATTCCCGGAACAGGAACCTATCCAAATGGTCCAGAGGTGCTGGCGGTGCAGATCACTGCGTTGTCAACATCAACTACACCAACTGGAGAGATCCAGGTACAGTTCCAGGAAAGTCAGGCCTAACGACTGGCAAGGTCCTGCTCAACCAGCAGGATTTTGCTTTGTACAGATTCAAGATTCACAGTGTTCCACAACCCAGGGTGCATGGGTCTAGGCCAGGCGCCTTTGTCTATCCAGGCGTAGCCCAGGTGTTCGTAGTTGAGTCGAGGAGTAAATTCCGTGGCAACCACACACACCCATGTGTGATATTCAAATGCCGAGTCGGCACTTGTGAATTTTTCTAGTGGAATAAGTCGCAGATAAGTGGGAAAGAACCCCAGTTCTTCAATACATTCGCGTTCCATGCCGCCCAGCAGTGTTTCACCAGTTTCAATTTTGCCGCCGGGCAGGCCCCAGGCGCCAGGATGCTTGGCGTCATTGCGCAGCAGATACAGATATCTGCCGGTGTCCATGCTCCGGAACCAAACGCCTACAGCTTTTAGAGCACTAGACTCCATGTTCCTCCCGGGTACACTCCTTGATAACTTTTCACCCATGCGTCACCGTTCCATTCGTATTGTATACCAGTAGTGATGTTTGTGACATACTGACCCCCAGCTTGTCCGGCAGCTCTGAACACCACCCGCCAGTAGTTGTTGTTGTATTCAACAATGTCGTTGGCATCGGCAATCAATGATCTTCCGTTGGCGCCTACCCACGCAGTGGCCGGACTCAAGTTGTCTTCGGAGCCAGTGGCTTCGGTTAACAAATAACGTTGTCCTTCCAAGGCTGAATCTAGACCATCTTGTGGACCACTTGCCAAGGGATTGATCACAGCATCAATAGGATCCAGTGTGTTTTGTGGTGTGGTATCTGAGTCCACATCAAACAGCACAAACCGATCATCGTTGGGATCTAACACAATAGTACCAATGACCTCTGAATCATCTGCTTGGACCAATCTAATTTGGCTGATACCAGGTCTGAGCACTCCGTATGTGCCAATCACTGTGGTCCACAGCAGGTTGCTGTCACTCACAATCTCTGTAGGTGTCAATGTGCTGTTACTGGGTTCTTCAACGATTGATAGTTGTTGTAAACATTGCAATCTATTACCAATGAGAACCACCGCCCAGTTATAAGGAGTAATAATTTGTCTAGTGCCCAGGAGCAAGTCATTGTTGGTAACAGCATTGTTCAGATCACCTTGTGAGTCATACATGGATGCAATCACACGTTCTACTACGCCCAGCTTCTTGACCTTGATTGGTGAGCTGAGCCAAATTGGTATGTTGAATTTGATTGTGGCCATGTCAATGGGGTTGTCAGTGCCAATGGGAACTGTGCGCGAAGTCCATACAACTGAATCAAGTTCAACCACAGTCAAGCTGGTCCAGTCAATAAAGTTGTCAGTACTCTGCACTTCCAAACTGGGATTGAACAAGGTCAACATCTGCTCCAACAACTGCATCTTTTGATTGGTGTTTGATGTCCAAATATCCAGGGTAATACCCATTTTGTAAGGTACAGGCATCAGTCGTTCAATGGTAAATGCATTGCCCTGAGTAGGTTCAAAGGAGTCAGTTGCACTGTCATAGGTGCGTTGACGCACATTTACCTTGCTCACATGATAAGGCTCTTGCATGCGCGGCCGATCATAGTCTAAACTTGAAATGTAGAAAGTCATCAAGGGACTTGCTGGCATTGAGTTGCGGCTGTTCTCTTGCATGATCACTTGTGCATTGCGACTGGCATCGCCATAGCGCACAGGCACACGTATCAGTGCGGCTTGGTTAACGCCATCAGTTTCATTGCCGTATTCAATTTGAAAGTTGCTGACAATTCTGGTGAATTGTAGCAGGAATCGGCGTAGCTGTTCATCGTAAAAGAATTGTTGCATTATTAACTCGACTTCTGTCCAGGTTGTGTGTCAGGGTACGGGGCTGGTGGCAAATTGCCGCTTTGATCACCGTTGTCAGCACGTGGTTTAAGGGCTTCACTGAGACTCTGACGACTTGGAATGTTGCCCATGTCTGTGGTGCGTGTTGTGTATGTATTGTTAACAAAGCCCGAGCGTAAAGTATTGTTGGTGGATCCATTGTTGAGATTGGTACGCACACCATCTTCAATTTTGGCCCAACGGTTCACGGTTGAATTGTATCTAAACAGTCTATTTGGGAAGTAATCTAATCTCAAACAATAATCTCCGTCTACAGCACCCAATGGGAAGGCAACCCCAGTTACCACAGGAGCACCGTTGGGCACCGTATCTCCAGTTAGGTACCCTTTGGTATAACCCGGGCCACTTGGGGTAACACTCATACCACCTTGTGTGCCGTCTACAGTATTATCATCGCTTGTGGTCAACGTGGTTGGGTTGGCCGGACTGCCATCTTCTAATGTTGGTGCCACATAGTACTGATCGGTAGCGTAGCCACTGAGTGGAACTTCAACATCGGCTTGTGTGAGTATGGCATCGTTGATTTGGGTGTCTTTGGTGCGAGTACTGAACACATCGCTTTGTGTCAGCGGTGTATACACTTGCCAGTAGGTAGTATTGTTAATGTCTGTACCAGCCGGCACGTTTTGTTTGGCCTGGTAATACACATCGCCGTAATTGGTAACCCAGCCAGTGGGATAGAAATTACCGTTGTCCCAGATATTTTCGCTGACCACAGGCCGCTTGAGTATGTCCTTGAACTCCTGATTGTTGGTCATGGGCGTGGCTTTCACACGCCAGGTATGTGGCATCCAGGTTTGACTCATGCCTTCTGTGGCATAGTCAGCATCTTGTACCACGTAATACTTGGGCAAGGGTTGTGGTATGGCTGAATTCAGTGGATGATAATCTTTTAAGTTTGGAACTTCGAGCACGTCGCCGTTCATGAGTTTGCGTCCAAACGTGTCAATCATGTCGTTGTAGTGGAATGTGATAAACAAGGTATCGTTGTTCAAGAACAGGCCAAATTGTGTTAGATCAAAATCCACATCCTGGTGTGTGTACACCCCACGCATGATGTAAACGTCCTGATCATATACTCTGTCTCGGTTCTCTAACAGCAGCAAGTCTTGGATGTTGAGTGGACTCAGCGCATCGTAAATGGGTTGTGTAGCATCACCATTGCCCGAAAGAGCAGAATCTTCGCCCCCGGTCTGCGGTCCAGCGTATTTGTGGACAAAAATGTCCATTCCCCCAACGGTGTACATTTCGGAGATGGTGCGATCCAAAAACTGATAATCGCGGGTTCGATTTGGGCGGTATAGACTTAGGCGTGGCATAATGTAGTATTTATGGGCAGGTTGACCAATAAATCCAGAACTGCTATAATTACTGCATTAATCCAAAAGGAGCCTGCGTGAAACCCATTAAACTGTTAAATCCCCGTAGTTCAGACACCAATGTTATGGGTGGAGAACCTGTGTGGAAAACACAACCCATAGAAAATCGCATCAGTGCAATGAGTAAGGCATTCTCATGGTACAATTATTTCTACGGCAAAAAAGATGCCCGCGATATGATCGTGAACTATTTGGAATCACATGATCGCAAGGCAGATGTGCGAGCTCTTAAAAATATTCCAGACTCTTCTATACGTTTGACCACAGGATGGTTGTGTCGTATGAACATGGTGGGCCTGGAATTGAGCGAAACAGAACAAATCAAACTGGATAACTTGTTAAAAGAAATACTAACCAGCAAACAAACAGTTGAGGTGGAATCTGACTCTGGGTCAGATGCACTCGCTAAGCCTAACATTCAAGATCGCCTGAGAGAAAAAGTTGGCGAGTGTGCGGCTGAGCTTGATGGCATGTTTGACGAATTCATGATGGCTGGTGCCAAAATGTCAGCAGACTACAAACCTATCATGGTAATCCGTGGTATGAATGTGGCACCGCAAATGATCAGCGAAATTGCCAATCGTTGGAAACGTAAATTAGCAGAATTTGAAGAAGCGGTGGAAGGCAAGGACGCATTGCTAGTTGAGGCATATTCCTACTTGACCAAGATCCAATTGCGTAATTGTGTAAAGTTTTGCGAAGCAGTGGTCAACGACTGTGGTGCGTATGTGCAGATCAAGAAGGTTGAGCGCAAGCCACGCAAGGTCCGGGCAGTTCCCCCAGAAAAACGTGCGGCCAAGTTCAAACACACAGCAGAGTTTGCAGAACTCAAACTCAAGGGTTTGCCAGCCGCAAGCCTGGTAGACAAGGCCGAAGCCTGGTTGTACGATACCAAGAAACGCAAGCTCATCCACCTTATGGCCGACAGCCATACTCAGGCATTTACCATAAAGAACAACAGCATAATTGGATACAGTACTGTGGACACACTACAAAAAACTGTGCGTAAACCAGCAGACATTACCAAAGCCATACAGGCTGCAGGCAAGCCAGCGGCACGTAAGGTTTACAAAGATTTGACCACTACAGAAACACCCTGGAATGCTCGCGGAACTGAGAACCTGATCATTCTCAAAGCCTGGTAAATATAGGGACTGGAGTCCCTTATGGCTGAAAATACCCTACCCCAACTAAAGCAAGATCTAATAGAATATGTCAAGCTCCAGTTGGGTGATCAAATAGTTGATCTTGAATTAGACCCTGCACACTACGAAGCCGCGTATCAAAAAACAATAGGCACTTATCGTCAACGTGCTGAAAATGCTTACGAAGAAGCATACATTTTTATGGAGTTGATTCGAGATGTAAACATCTATACCTTACCCCAAGAAGTTGCAAGTGTACGTCAAGTATTCCGTAGAACTTTCGGCGATTCAACTGGCCCTTTTGCATCAAACTTTGATCCGTTTGCACAGGCCTCAATCAACGTTTACCTTATGAACTTTAACGTGGCAGGCGGACTTGCCACTTACGATTTCTACAGCCAGTATGTTGAATTAGCTGGACGTATGTTTGGCGCTTACATGAACTATACGTTCAATCCTGTAACCAAAAAACTACAGCTGATCCGTGATCCAAAAGGCACCGGCGAAAACGTGTTGCTTTGGGTGTACCAAGTCAAACCCGAAATTCAATTGCTCAGTGACTACCAAATTCAACAATGGATCAAGGACTATATGTTGGCCAACTGCAAAATGATCATTGGTGAAGCACGTGAAAAGTTTGCTACCATTGCTGGTCCACAAGGTGGTGGTACTCTAAATGGTACAGCAATGAAATCTGAAGCCAAAGAAGCCATGGCTGACCTAATAGAACAACTTAAAATGTACGTGGATGCAAGTCAACCACTGACCTGGGTAATTGGGTAACACACGCTAGACAAACTATTGCAATTGTGTTACAATCATTGAATGCACTTGATGATTGATCTTGAGGGCTTGGCAACAGGCCCTGACACCACTATTCTTACCATAGCCGCTCAAACATTTGATCCGTTTGGGTCAGGTCACTATGACAAGCATTATTATGCTAGAGTAACTCTAGAAAGCCAGGAAAATCGTGCAATTGACAACAGCACAATTGAATGGTGGGCGACTCAACCAGAACATGCTAGAGAAGAAGCATTTGGGGAACAAGATCGTATCCCGTTAGATCAGGCTCTAGATGAACTAGGCCGGCTGATCTGGCACTCCAAACTAATTTGGGCCCAAGGTCCAACATACGACATGAATATTCTTGAACATGCCTACAAGAGCTACAACAAACCACTGCCTTGGAAATACTACCAGGTGCGTGACAGCCGGACAGTGTTTAGTTTATGGCCAGAACAGCCTATTCCTGTCACCAGCCATCATGCACTGGAAGACTGCCGTAGACAGATTGGCATGTTACAAACAACACTTCGGCACCTCAATGTAAAGGAACTCAAATGATCATTGGCATCTGTGGATTTATAGGTTCAGGTAAAGATACCATTGCTGACTATCTTGTTAACTTACATCACTTTCGTAGAGAATCATTTGCATCAACCCTTAAAGATGCTGTGGCACAAGTGTTTGGTTGGGACAGGACCATGCTGGAAGGGCGCACAAAACAAGCCCGTGAATGGCGTGAACAAGTGGATCCATGGTGGGCAGAACGTCTGCACATGCCCACATTAACACCACGTTGGATCCTGCAATACTGGGGCACAGAAGTGTGCAGAGCAGGATTTCACGATGACATTTGGATTGCCAGTTTAGAAAACAAACTACGCCACAGCCAGGATGATGTTGTTATTAGTGACTGCCGTTTTACCAACGAAATCCTGGCTATTAAAAACGCAGGCGGTAAGGTTATTAGAGTGACTCGTGGACCCGAACCTGAGTGGTACAACGCCGCACTGAGTGTAAATCAAGGTGCCAACGGCAACTCAACCTGGTCAATCAGCCACAGAAAATTAGAAAAATTAAAAATTCATGCCAGTGAAACTGCCTGGGTGGGTACAAAATTTGATGTGGTACTAGACAACAACGGTACTCTGGATGATTTATATCAACAGGTCAAATCACTGGTCACAAGTCCGGTTCTAGATCACCCAAGCGCCAAGTAACATCAGTTTTTTTAATTAATTCAACACAGTTGAGACAAACTGTTTTTAAATTTCGTTGTTCTGAATTGTTGAGATTCCCATCAACATGAAACACCAATAGCTGAGTCAGTATCTTGGCCTTGAACCCGCACTTGTCACATGCGGGTTTTTTCTTGTAACCAGCACTTTTCCAACGAGGATCTCGTGGACGAAGTCCTCGGGCCTTCCTGGCACAGTTCTCACACCGTGATCTATAGTGTGTGATATCTTCTTTGCGATAGTTTACAGCACATTGGCGCTGATGACATGACTGACATACGGGTCTTTGCATGGTATATTTATGATGGACCTTTGCCAAAGGGTGCTCAACTCCGCTGTTTTTGGCATTCGTCAATAAATATCTATAACTTGAAAAGGAATCCATTATGGCTCTAGTATCACCAGGCGTAGAAGTAACAGTAATTGACGAGAGTCAATATATCCCTTCAGCCGTCAACACAGTACCTTACTTTGTGGTTGCCACAGCACAAAACAAAGTATCCAGCGACGGAGTAACCGTAGCAGCAGGTACACTTGCCGCTAATGCAAACAAAACATATTTAATCACCAGTCAGCGTGATTTGGCCGCCACATTTGGTGTGCCATTCTTCTACAACACCACAACTGGCACTCCAATCAACGGCTACGAACTCAACGAGTATGGCTTACTAGCCGCTTACTCTGCATTGGGTGTTACCAACCGTGCGTATGTACAACGGGTTGATGTTGACCTAACTGAACTTACTGCAAGTTTGACCCGCCCAACTGGCGCTCCTGCTAATGGTGATTACTGGTTGGATACCACAGTCAGTACTTGGGGAATTTTTGAATGGGATCAAACTACCGCTACATTTACCAATGTAGAACCATTGCAGATCACTGACGCCACAGACACTGTGAGCGGCAACGATACAGTTGCAGGAAACACTCCCAAGGCCTCTATTGGTTCAATTGGTGATTATGCAGTGGTAGCAGTGGGCACGAATATTTTTGGCTATTACAAAAAATCCGACAATACCTGGAATCAGATTGGTAGCAATGCCTGGAAAACTTCATGGCCCACAATCACAGGATCTGCAGCTCCTACCAGCTTGACAGCAGGCAACGATATCTATATCAATGACACTTTGATCACTGTGACCACAGCCACTGTGGCAGGCCTGGCTGCCAACATCAACTCAGCTAGTATAACAGGTGTTACTGCCACTGCCACAAACAATGTGTTGCGTATCTATGCAGATTCTACTGCGGCCAACGATAATTCAACACTGAGCAACAATGGTATTGTCACAATTGATGCAGGCCCAGTGGGTGGTGGAGCCTTGCTCACTGCACTGGGTATCTCAGCAGGCGAGTATGCAGCTCCGGACTATGAACCAGCTTACAGTTACGAACAGCCGCGCTGGAGAACCACAGACACTGACGGTGGTCGTCCAACAGGTTCTGTATGGCAAAACCTTTCCACAGCCAACAATGGTTTAAACTTGAGTTTCAAATCATACAGTGCCGCTTTAGGTACGTTTGTATCACAAACAGTGCCAGCCTACAGCAGTGACACACCTGCAATCTATGCTCTTGACCCTACCGGTGGCGGCAAGAATATTCCTGTAGGCACTAGTTTTGTGATCTACAATAGTTTTTTCTACTCAACCACTCCACTGACAACATTTGCATTTGATATTGTAAATCGTTATGCAACTGGCGCAACAGAAATTACAGGAACCACTGTGCCTGCATCATTCACCGTAGGCAATAGTTTTAGTGTCGTGGCCACTGCTGCTGGACAATCTACTACCAATGCTGGAACCGCTACCATAGGTGGCACAGGCACTGTGGCAAATTTCGTTGCGGCTGTATCAGCCGCTAATGTTCCTTATGTGTCAGCCAGTGTGAACACCGCAGGCAATATTGTGTTTACACACAGTCAAGGTGGTACAATATTTTTGCAAAACATTTCAGGAACTCCTGTCACAGCTGCAGGATTTACTACAAGCACAGACAAAGTACGTCAAAGTCCACTTAATTCAACCTTTTTGGTTTTGAGTAATTTTGTAAGTGATCCGTTGTTTACCTACACAGCTAGTTCAACAGCACCAGATCAAGATCCTGCAGATGGAAGATTGTGGTACTACAGTGCAGTTGACGAAGTAGACATCATGATCCAGGACAATGGCACCTGGCAAGGATACCAATTGGTGTCTAACGATGTTCGCGGCTATGATTTGACCTTGTGTAATGCTACTGGTCCTATTATTTCAGCCACAGCACCTACTACACAAACCAACACCGCTGAAAGTGACTTGGTCTACGGCGACTTGTGGGTAGACACATCTGATTTGGAAAACTACCCCAAGCTATATCGTTGGGAAAGCGTGAGTGGACTTGATCAATGGGTAGAAATTGACACTACAGATCAGGTCACACAAAATGGTATCCTGTTTGCTGATGCACGATGGGCACCTAACGGCACAACAGATCCTGTGGCAGATCCGATTCCAAGCATTGAAGATCTACTGGAGAGTGATTATCTTGATCCAGATGCTCCTAACCCAGCATTGTATCCACAAGGCATGTTGTTGTTTAACACACGTCGTTCAGGCTACAATGTCAAGAGCTTCCAAAGCAGTTATTTCACAACCACTGCCACTGACTATGCTATTGATGCCTGGTCAGCCAGCCAGACCTATGGTGAAAATGAATTTGTAAGTTACAACAATGGCATCTACGTGTGTATCTTGGCTCCTACTGCCAATCAGAATCCCAGCAATGGCACATACTGGGCCTTGATCAATTTGAACACCTGGCTCAGCACCAGTGGCAATAGAGACGACGGCGCCATGTGGTCAGGTCGCTTGGCACAACGTCAGTTGATCATTCAAGCACTCAAGTCAGGTATTGACACCAGCGTCACAGCACGTGAAGAACAAACACAGTTCAACATTATTGCAACACCTGCTTATCCAGAATTGACACCAAACATGATTGCACTCAGCAATGAGCGCAACAACACCTTGTTTGTTGTGGGTGACACACCAATGCGTCTAGGACCAGATGGCAACAGCTTAGTAGCGTTTGCTACAGACAACAATGGCCTGGGACAACCCAACGGCGATGGAAATTCAGCAACCAGCAACTATTGCGGCGTGTTCTATCCAAGTTGCCAGACCACTGATCTTGGTGGAAACACAGTTGTTCAACCTCCAAGCCACATGATGGTTCGCACAATCCTACGCAGTGATGCCGCAAGTTACCCATGGTTGGCGCCAGCAGGCACACGTCGTGGTGTAATTGACAATGCAGCCTCAATTGGTTATATTGATGCCGCAACAGGTGAGTTCAACCAAATTGGTGTGAGTCAGTCAGTACGTGATATCTTGTATGAGCGCAACATCAACCCAATTACATTCATCCCAGGTATTGGTATCACTAACTTTGGTAACAAGACAAGCACTATAACTACCACAGCCTTGGATCGCATCAACGTGGCACGATTGGTGGCATTCTTGCGTGGACGCCTGGAAGAGATTGGCAAACTGTACTTGTTTGAACCCAACGACACAATCACACGCAATGAAATCACCAACACTTGCAACAGCTTGATGATTGACTTGATTGCCAAACGTGCGATTTATGACTACTTGGTGGTTTGTGATTTGAGCAACAACACACCAGCACGTATCGATCGTAACGAACTGTGGGTTGATATTGCCATAGAACCAGTGAAAGCGGTGGAATTTATCTACATTCCGTTGCGTATCAAGAACACTGGTGAAATCGCCGGAGGCGCTGGAGTATAATAAGGTGGCGGTTTCGACCGCCTACCAATCCAGGTAAATAAACACATAGGAGATAACAAATGGCAGTTTCATCATTACAGCGCATGACAGTACCTTTAGCTAGCGATCAAAGCTCTAGCGTACAAGGCTTGTTGATGCCAAAACTCAAATATCGCTTTAGAGTGATGTTTGAAAACTTTGGCCTTTCAAAACCAACAACAGAATTAACCAAGCAGGTTGTGAGCGTGGCTCGTCCTAACTTGACATTCGAAGAAATCACATTGCCAATCTACAACTCAACGTTGAAACTAGCCGGACGCCACTCTTGGGCAGACGTGGCTTGCTCAGTGCGTGATGATGCAAGCGGTAGCGTAAGCAAGTTGATTGGTGAGCAATTACAGAAGCAAATGGACTTCTTGGAAATGGCATCTGCCGCTTCTGGTATCGATTACAAGTTCTTGACCAAGATTGAAATCTTAGACGGTGGCAACGGTGCCGCAACTCCTGTGGTTCTTGAAACTTGGGAATTGTATGGTTGCTACCTAAAAGCCGCAGACTACGGCGAACTGAACTATGGTACCAACGAAGGTGTCACAGTTAACATGACAATCGCTTACGATAACGCTAACCAAACACCTAACGGTACTGGAGTTGGCACAGCAATTGGTAGAACAGTTGGTGATGTGGTAACTGGTGCTGGTCAAGGCGCTTAACCCTTAGTGGGCTAATATGCCAACATTCGGCCAACAATTTTTACAAGGCTTTACTGGCACCAGCAGCTTGCGTGATTATACTCACGCAAGCAAAGCCTTCACAACCAACGCATTTGAACTCAAGCCACGCTACAAGTTCCTGTTTCATGTGAGCTTCACGCTCAACTCGGACATTCCGGCAATTTCCAAAGTGATTGGCACACAGGAAGCACAAAATCTCAGTGTGGTGGTCAAAACTGTGGATCTACCCAAGTATAGTATTGCGACTGAAACTCTCAATCAGTACAACCGCAAGCGTGTGGTACAGACCAAGATCAATTATGAACCAGTTACACTGACGTTTCATGATGATTCGGGCGACAATGTACGTAACATGTGGTACAACTACTACAGTTATTACTACAAAGATCCCAGCCAAAATTATCTAGCACCCAACAGTACCAACGGCAGTCTTGGGCAGTCGGGCAACAAAGCATCAGGATTTGGTTACAATGCTCGAGACATTTACGAAAATCAACGACTGGGCAATGTCAACGACTGGGGCTATATTGGTGAAGCATTTAATGATGGCACAAGTTCAGCGTCAGGCAAACCGCCATTCTTCCGTGACATACGTATCTACGGCATGGACCAACACAAGTTTGCTGAATATGTGTTGATCAACCCAGTGATCACAGCTTTTAATCATGACCAATATTCTTATGCTGAAGGTGCTGGCACTATGCAAAACACCATGACCATTGCATACGAAACAGTAAAATATTATTCAGGCGCTGTGGGCAATCAACGACCCGACATCAACGTGCAAGGTTTTGCTGATCCTGCACATTACGATACTACCACAAGTCCTATTTCAAGACCAGGTTCGAGAGCCACAGTTTTTGGACAAGGCGGCTTGCTAGACGCAGGAGGCGGCATCCTGGAAGATTTGCAAAGTGGTGGCTTGCTTGGCGCTATTGGTGCTGTGCAAAAAGCCGGCACAGCCTACAACACATTCAAAGGCAAAAACATTGCCAGCATTGCCAAGGGCGAAGCAATCACACAAGGAGTCAAGAGTATTCAAGGTGCTATTCCTGGCGCCATACGCAGTATTCCTGGTCGTTCCAGCGGCATGTACTTTCCCAGCCCACAGAGCCCTGGCAATAACAACACCACAGGTAGATAATCATGTCTACAGTTAATGATACCAACTACCGAATTGACCAAACGGTAAGAGTTTTTGATACCTTTTACGACTATGATGTTGACATTCCTGTGGGCGAATATGATGTGGTCAACAGTTATTTTCGATCAATAATGACTACCAAGCAAGCAGCAGATAACTTTACTGTGAGCTTGTTCAAAGTAGCCGAAGATACCAAAATTCCAGCCCTGACACTGTTACAGACTTTTCAAGCCAGCGGCGGCGGAGTTGGCAATTCAATGAGTATAAACTTGAACATGGCCTACTATCTCAACAGCATTCGCAACAGGGCCACTTTGCTAGGCGTGGGCGTGGCTGTGATACCAAACTATTATGCAGCCAGAAACGTGGTGCAGTAATGGCTCGTTGGGCACAGGGATACTATGACATTCTGAATCCTGCCAAGTACGTGGGCTCGGGCAAGCCAAGGTACAGATCTGGTTGGGAACTAAGCTTCATGCGCTTTTGTGATTCAAATGATGCTGTGCTGCAATGGGCCAGCGAAGCAGTACAAATACCCTACAGACATCCATTAACTGGCAAGCAAACTGTGTATGTGCCAGACTTTTTGATCACTTATCGCACTCGCAACAACACCATGCGAGCTGAACTGATCGAAATCAAACCCAAAAAACAAAGTGTAATCGAGTCAAAGATGAACAGCCGTGATCGAGCTGTGGTGGCCATCAACTATGCCAAATGGCAGGCCGCAACCAAATGGTGTCAACGCCAAGGACTCACATTCAGAGTGGTCACAGAACAGGACATGTTTCACAACGGTCGAGCCTAGCCCCATAAATATGGTATGACGAGAAAACTTGAAGAACTGTTTGATCTCCCGCCTACTGAAGAAGAAGTAGACCTTGCTCTACCCGATCTTCCCACCAATAGACAAACCCTACAAGCACTAGACGAAGCCATTGACAAAGTTGATGGTGCGTTGCCTGCTGTGCGCGGACTTGAAGCGTCTGATGCTGAAATGGACGATCTCAGCGACCTAGCTAAATCCAGTTACAAAGATCTCATGGACTTGGGCATGCAAGTAGACAGTCGTTTTGCTAGCGAAATATTCTCAGTAGCATCAAATATGCTGGGGCATGCTATCACAGCAAAAACAGCCAAACTAGACAAAAAGCTCAAGATGATTGATCTGCAGATGAAGAAAATGCGCCTGGATCAACAGCAACAAGTGTTAGATTCAAAAGAAAACGAAGGCTTGGCCTCCACACAAACAGCACACGGAGTGGTTCTAAGCCGCAATGATTTGCTGGAACGTATTATTGGCAAAGGCCAAAACGCACAAAAAGAATAAATATACAACAGGATACTGAATATGAAACCATTTGCAAGATACCTAGCCGAAAGTGAACGTACATACAACTACCGTATCAAGGTAGTGGGTGATGTGCCCACAGGCTTTTTTAAAGAGCTTGAAGACAAGTGTGCTCAATTTGACATTGTCAAAATGTCAAATGCCAAGAGCACCCCAGTTCGCAAGCAGATTCCAGACTTCCCGGCATTTCCCAACCAGTCAATGAACATTGTGGATGTGGAATTCAAGTACCCAGCTATTGAGCCACAGATCAAACAACTGGCACAAATACTGGGCCTGGATCCAAATCGTATTGTGATGAACACAACAGGGTACGAAGAAAGTTTGACAGACGAAGGCAACAAGATTGAAGATCAAAATAAAGATTTGTTAGATTCACCGTACCCTGCACCTGATGCTGAACAAAAAGCATTGAAGAAAGATTACGCAACTGGTCCTTATGACCATGAAGTTGTAAAGAACGCTTACAAGAGTAACTTCACAGTAGCTGGAGGAAAGACGCCCCCAGCAAAAACCACAAACGAATTGCCCATGGGTGACAAGAGTCCATTCAGCAATATCAAACGTCAACCCAAGCCAGCAACTGGCGCCCAACCTCGAGGATAATCCAAATGACATTTTTTTACGATTTAAACAAAAAGCTCGACTCTATTCGCGAGAAGCCAGAAGTCACACACGGTCAATTAAATGAACGTGACATGAGCCGTGCGGCCAAAGGCTATGAAAAGTATGGCAAACAAGGTATGGAGGCCTTGGCCAAGGCCGGACGTGAAGGCAAGGCGCTTGACCCAGTTCGCAACCGGTATGACAAATACGACGAAAGCCAACTCAATGAACTAAGTCCTGAACTGCTGAAGAGAGCAAGAGACAAAGCAGGTATGAAATATGCTGATGCTGACGACCGCCGAGATCAAAAAGCATCAGACAAATACAATAGACAAGATGACAAGTTCAACAGTGCCTTGCGTAAAAAACAAAAACAAAAAGACATGGACGAAGGCATGGGCGATGTAGTCAAGAAAATTGGCGGCATGGCCAAAACAGTCGGCAAGAAAATTGGCAAAGCTGTCACAGGTGGCAACGATGTGGAACTGTTGATGCGTTTGCAAAAAGACATGGGTGTTCCACAAACTGGCATGAAGCCTGGTGCTGAACCTAATCCAAAACAAGTTAAAGAAAAAATGAATCCTGCCAAGGCCAAGAGTTTTGCAGCATTGGCACCACCCAAAGACAAAATTACTTTTGCCGACAAGATTGCCGGCGCCAAAAAAGAAGTTGATGAGATGTTGGGTGACGTGGCTGCTGAAGCAATGAAGTCAGCACTCAGCGGTGGCCAAAAGAAACTGGACAAGAACAACAACGGCCGACTAGATGCCAATGACTTTGCTATGCTCCGTAAAGGTGCAGGCAAACAAGAAACTGACGAAGGTTGGGACGACATGATGAAGGACACTGAGCGTCGTCGTAGCGCACCTAAAATTGGTTCTATCACACACGGCTCCAAGCACGATGTTGAAGAGATTCCAGGCGGTCGTAGAGTAACTCGCAGAGTTGATCCCAACACTGGTCACTCAGTTGGTGCAGACGATGATGGTCCAGCTGACGGCGAAAAGCGTGGACGTGGTCGTCCAAAGGGCACCAAGGGTGCTATTGGTGCCAAAGGCCCAAGCGGTAAGTCAAAGTTAATGAACAAAGAAGCCAGCCATGACGAGAATCCAAATATTGCCAAGGCCAAGGCCATTCTCAAGAAAGCTGGCTATACTGTTACCATGGACGGCGAAGAAGAGCTAGATGAAAAAGCAGTGAGCAAAAAACAACAACGCTTCATGGGCATGGTACATGCTACACAAAAGGGTGAAAAAGCCCCTTCAAAAGAAGTTGCCAAGGTAGCCAAGAGCATGGGCAAGAAAGATGCAGAAGATTTTGCATCAACCAAACACAAGGGCTTGCCTGAAAAGAAAAAAACAGAAGGCAAGAAGAAAGAAAAAACTGAAGAGCAAGGCGGCACAGGTACACCCACAGCCTCAAGTGGTTTCAGCTATGGCAAAGGCATTTATGATTCACTAAATCGTGAACTAGAAGGCATGATTTCTGAAGGCATGAACATAAACATGAGCATGAACTCAGACGCCAATGGCGGCCCAAGCAAGAGCTTGACTGTTACTGCCACTGACGAAGATGCAATAAAATTAAGTCAACTGTTGAAGAGTGCAGGGCTTGGAGGTGGCAATGATCAAGGCTACGGCGGATCTGGTTATCAATCAGCCTGCGGCTGTGGCACACCTGACTGCTCATGTGGCGATCAAGAAATGGACGAAGCCTATGGCGACAATGCAGTGAGCCAAAATGCTCCAGACTATCCCACAAACACCGAAACTGCTGAAGACAATTTTGAATATGCAGGTGGTTTGAACAAGCCCAAGTCAACTGGTCAGACAACTGTGCCAGTGATCGCCAGCCAAGAAGAACGCCAAGAAAGCTATGCTGCCGAAGAAGAAGATGCCATCAAGCGCATGATGGAAATGGCCGGCGTTAAAGAAGCCAAGAAGCCTGATGCTAATAAAGATGGTATTCCAGATTACGCTCAAGACGGAAAAGGTTCGAAAGACCTTGGAAAAGCAAAAGACAAAGAGAAAAAAGTAGACGAAGGTATCCTTGCCTCTACTGCTAATCTTTGGAAAGAATACAAAGGCCAATACGGAGTTTAATATGACCAAGAAACTAAATGAATCAGTGTTGACAACACCACCTGTGATGAATCCTCACAGTCCAGCCAACAATGGCTACAAGCAACAGCCAGTCGAAATTCCTGGTGTGTTATATCAAACACGCGAGTTGTTTCAGCCGGTGATTGCTATCCCGCCTGAGGACAAGAAATAATGGCCGCAATTCAAGTCGTAAACGCTGTGAGTAACACAGCCTGGACAACAGACAAGGTAGAAATTGCCACAACTCTTGCCAACGTAACATTTCAGGTTAGTGCTGTACAATTAACGTACTCACAGGCCAACGGCGTTGTAGCAAACGCTACAATGACCACTGATGTTGGCAATCTTTATGCCAATGCTATTGTTGTTCCTGGCAACTCAGTTCAGCAATACTATGTTGGTGCTGGTAACTATCTCAATATTGTTACTGGTACTGCATTCAGCGCCACTGCAATTGGCTCTGCAACTTCTGCTACCGCTGGTGAGAATGGCGTAGGCAACGGCTAATGCGAGCGCAAGAGTTCATTGCAGAAGACACAGTTGGCAAGATTAGCAAACGCAATCAAAATGCCACTGTGGGTCTCAACAAGTTTAGAGATTCTCAGTTTGCAGACCGTGTGTATGAACTCAACAGAATCATGATGGCCGTGGCATCTACTGATGGTACATTTGTCCCGGAAATTGATAGCGAAAGCTGGGCAGGACGTAACAATGTAGCCGCACCATATACCCCTGAAGAACAGAACATGTTGAAAAAAGCCTATCAAGCAGTTGGCAGCCATCACGAAGATCTAAATCAAGGTGATCTTAACTCACAAGAACATCCAGCAGTAAACACCACAAGCCCCATGCAGGCGTTCAAAGGTTACTGATGCGAGCTCGTGAGTTCATCACTGAACAAGCAACTTTGCCTCCAGAGCAAGCAGATCCCATGAATCATGTGTTTACGTTGCCTGGAGTACAGTCCAGCGACCCTTATCAAATATATCGCTTGGGTGTGGCCATGGCTCGTGCCCGAAGTGATGCAGGAACAGATGGCCTCACTGATAAATTACCTGCATGGTCAGCAGAAGCTGCCTTTGGTGAAGACGCTGTGATTGCAGGGTTTGATGCTGGCGTCGAGACAGTTATTGATCAAGCACTAAGCATGGCCGGCTTGCCTGGCAAAAAAGTACAAATAAGCTCGCCAAACAGCCTAGAGCCTGGCTCAGTAAATCACACCAGCCCTGTCAAGCCGTTTAACGGTTATTGAATTTACAGCTAAATATTCCAATAAAGAATATTTAGATCATGGCGAACCCACCCCCACCATACGACAACATAACCGGCATTTCACGTGCCGCAATGAAGGACAACGCCCAAGTTACCTTGGCTGAGTACGACGGAAATGCTAGACCAGGCGAACTTGTGGTAGATCAGACCACAAGCATTGTGTATGTGGGCAACGCTCTAGGCGACCTAACAGCAGTGGCCACACCAGGTGGTGCAACAACCTGGGCACTGTTGAATGACAAAAACAATGCTAGTGGACCAGCCAGTATTGCTCTGGGAACCAACGCTGGTACCAGTCAAGGAAATACTGCCATAGCCATTGGATATGGAACAGCGTATTCTGGCCAAAG